CGGACACTAAACGCTTTCATAGGTGGATTTATCACCAGGCTGAGATACGGTTTATTCCCAGCCGCGTACACTTTCTCAAACCCGACGGGACACCTGCGGGGGCCGCTCCCTTCCCGTCAATGATAGTTATTTATCGCCACTTCTGGAAGGAGCGGTAATGAAGAAGATCTGGCGTAGGCATAAAGCGGCAAAGACAATCATGGCTGGCTTGTGTCAGTCCATGAATTCAAATGGAATCGACGCTCCTTATGTTGATTGTGTAATAAGTGACCTGCTGCCCACCACTTTCAACTCAGAGCTCTTTTCTGCACGACTCGATACAGGGGCTGATATAAGTGCTATTCCTAGAACTGCTCTCAAAAGTCTGCCTCAATTACAACGTGGTCGCGAACACACTATACAAGACTTTGCGGGCACAAAAAAAAAGATGCGAAGCTATTGTTGTGTTCTTACAATAAACATCAACGATCAAAGCAAATCCTTCTATCCAAAGAATGGCGTGGTCTTAACGGCCTCTTCCAGGGGGTGGATCGGTATGGATATCCTCAGAGATGTAAACTTTGCCATGGTTGATGGGAAATTCAAACTGGAAGTATAAGGAATGGAGACAGATACTAACTCATAACAAAGGTGGTGAGAAAATGAAGGATCGGAATGAAGCGAATGCGTTTGGAGAAAGACTGTGTGCTCTCCGCAACGAATGGAATGTGATCTCACAGGATGTAGCCGGCAGGGTTGGAGTACTACCCTCTTATTACTGCGACATCGAAAAGGGAAGACGGATTCCTAGCCAGGTAGTAATCGCAGAAATAGTGAGAGCGATTATTCCAAATACGGAAGTTCTCCGCCGGCGAATGGCTTTCAATGAACTGCTGGAGCTGTCTGGCAGGGAAAGTAAAGAGCGCAAAGCGCTAAGAAGCGTCTACAAAGGCAAGGCCGAGGCATTGACTATCGAGCGGGGATTATGGGGAGATCTTGAAGTCTTTCCAGAATAAACCCAAAACTGTAGGAGTACAGAACAATGGCTGAAGTATTGGAAAAAACATCGACCCTTTACGAAGATAATTTCCCCAACGACGCGGAACCTGTCCAGCTAAAGCTCTCATTCGCCAGCAGGTATGACGCTGTAGTGTCTAGCGAAGACGACAAGTTGGTGATGGGCCTTCTGAAAATGTTTGCCTTGCTGCAACTAACACCAGGCAAAGTGGATGATTTGATGGAAAGTATTTCCGAAGAGGCACCTTCCGTAATGATGCACCGGCTGAAAGTCGTTAAGTAGAACGGCCGGAAAGAGGGCGTACAAATGTCTTATGATGAAGAAACCATCCCTAACGAAAACGCCACTGATGCACATGGCGTTAGTCTGTCATTAATGGCGGCACTGCGTTCTTTTGCTCTAGCGCAATGCTCTCATTGCCATGGCCGTGGTTACACTGGATACAACTACACTACCAAGCAATATGTCTATTGTCGTTGCTTAGATAGAGGCATTAAAAGGGAGGTGATTTAGAATGTGGGGAATATTCGGAAGAATCTTTAAGGTAGCAGCACATCCAATAACAGCGATGGTCGTCAGGTCTCTTCCAGAAGGCATTGCCTTCATCGAGTCCTGGATAACAGCGTATGCTGACAAGAAACTTACACCAACGGAAAAGAAGGATGTCGCCGACAAGTTGAATGCGCTGGCTAGATCCGTTCTAGGTATATGAAACTATGACTGTAGATGAACGTAACCGGCTACTAATGCACACCCCCCACGGGATCCTGATGACGGTGTTCATAATATTGAATCCGCATCTAGGTTGGTCTTGGTTGGGGATGTGCATCTTTTATCAGATTATTGAGGAGTGGCGAATCGAAGATCATTCCTATCTGGATGTACGCGGGTACCTGGTTGGAATGCCAATAGGAGCCGTTCTGTATTGGATTGGAAGTGTCCTGAAGGATGTCACAATAGAATTCCTTCTCGACTTCCTTGTTGGCTACGGCATGCGAATGTAAAGAGCTACAGGAGGAAACATGAGAGAAAAAGAAAACTGCCACAAGATCCTGAACGTTTACGCTCTATCTGGTGGATGCCAATATAGCTGTTGCCATTGTTTCCTTAGACGACAGAAGGCCAGAAAGGAATCTTTCAAGATGGAGTATTCAGGCACCCCACATATCAACCCGGATGAATTGAAGCGGATCTGTGGACATGGCCGCACGGTAGTAGCAAGCAAGGCGGTTGATTTGTTTGCAGACAATGTACCCGACGAGTTGATCGAAATTGTCTTGGAGAGATGCTGCTCGTATGGAAAGAACAGATACGTGTTCAAGACTATGAATCCAGAGCGTTTCCAGGATTTCCTATGGCAATTCCCGCCGAAAACAATTCTAGCGACAACCGTTGAAGGGCCGGATGCGGCCAAATACAGCAAAGCTCCGCTGCCCGCTGCACGATTGATAGGGTTACGCAGGATTGCCGGCATCCTAAAGAATCTTCCCAGGCGGCCACAACTTATGGTCTCGGTGGATCCGGTTCTGTCCTGGCCTGCTTGTTCCAGCCTTATACGACAACTGCACAGGACATCACCTGACATCATTGAAGTTGGGGCGAATACTGCTCGCTGTAAAGTAGACGAACCGACTGGAATAGATCTAGCGTACCTAATAGGCCATTTCCGGGACATGACAAGCGATGTTCGCCTCAACAACAATCTTGAACGAATACTTGGTAAAGATACGTTGAGCAAGCTGCAATCCGGAATCAATTGGAATCTGGTGTTAGCAACGAAAGGAGTACACTGAAATGTGTGGCCCAAAATAATTAACGAATCGATGACTCAGCCTCTGTGCGAATTGCTTCCATGAAAGGAGAGGCCTTATGGCCGAAATTGTACTGACCATAAATACAATATGCAAAGCGCTTTCCAGTACAGATCAAGCTACCGATCCAGAGCGGCGCTTGCTACTGGGAACGGCTGCTGTTGAATCGAAGCTTGTCTACAGGCGACAGATAGGTGGAGGCCCTGCACGCGGACTTTGGCAGATGGAGCCGGCGACGGCCTTTAGCATTACCCGGTATCTGCACCGCCGGCGACCATGTCTATATCTAAGGATATTTGGGTTCTTGATGCCTACCCAGGACCAGATCGCTCAACAACTCGAACACAACGATATCTTAGCGTGCGCGCTGGCCCGGGCACACTATCTGAGATTTCCAGAACCAATACCGGTTACACTTGCAGACCAGGCTGCCTACTGGAAGATGCACTACAATACCTACCTTGGCAAAGGCACCGTCGAAAAATACGTAGAAGCCTGGACGGAATGCCACTGTGACTACTTACTGGAGGAAACCCATGGCTGAAAAGCTACGCTTCAAAGACAAAGCCGATCTTGATAAATTTCTAAAAAAACCACAAGAACGAAAAGTCAAAGAAGAGTTTGGTACATCTGCAAGCCTCCTGCTTGGAGTCGGAAAGAAGCTCGACAAGATGGATAAGATTCTTAAACAGATCCTCGCACAAAACGATATAATGTTTGCAGATTTCTTGCAAACAAGGGGGTATAAACCAAATGATAAACATGGCAAAAAACCAGATCAACCGTAAATCTATGGCGACTTGGTCACAATACAGACCGGTAATCAGTTCTGCCTTTGAGACGTTTACTGTCGAAAGTGGGAGCGTGGTTGCACACTCACCTATTCTTGGTGGAAAAACACTAAAGGCTGGCAAATCTATGTCTTTTCCAAAAGGAACCGAAGTGCTTTTTATCGCCATAGAGCCATCAGAACTGTCCATGGTGGCTTGCTAATTCCTAAAGAACGTTTGACAAACTCGCTCTTGTATGGTAAACTTTCTTATGGGGGTGACAGAAATTGCCAAAGACTGATGTTGCTATAACAGAAGAAGAAGCTCCTGTTACAAATAATCCACACAAACTCCATATCCCAAGAGTAACAATGATCTGTTCTGACGGCAAGAATCGTACGGAAACGGAGCAGCAAGCATCGGCGTACTACGTCTGGCGCGCTTCTGGTGGCGTTCCCGGCAAGAAAATCATGGAATTAGTCGCCAAACATCCACGGGTGTCTAGCGGTTGGCGTCAGTGTTATAATTGGAAATCACTCTTATGCTGGGAGCGACGCTACAAAGAGGACAAGGTACTGAGCGATGTAGATGTAAGCATGATCCTCTGGAGCGGCCTAAGTAATGACAATATGGAGGGCATACTGGATGCAGTCAGAACTCCAGAAGAACTCGCCAAAGATGGCGCCCTCTCTCTGGTAGAATATCGCCAGGTTATTCGACGATGCGTGAAGAAATATATCGGCGAGTTAAGTGCAGGGCGTATTAAGATAGAAACCGTATCTGATTTCGAGCGACTACTCAAGCTTGATAGGTATCTTGTAGATGGAGAAACCGAAGGCGGCGGGCACACGACACAGATAAACATCATCACAGGCATTCAGCGACCCTATACCAAGGAAGAGACTGTTATCGAGGTGGTAGACAGCAAGGAGATACCCCCTTGAGTATCACCCGTATCGACATGCGAGACGTCTATAAGCCTACACTCAGGCAACAGTCGGGACATTCAGAAAAGGCTATGTATATATTGCTGGGTGGCGCAATGGGCGGTGGGAAGAGTGTCTTTCTTACCATGGAGGGATTGCAACTAAGTCTAGACTTCCCTGGTAACCGAGGTTTTATTTGTCGCTGGGAGAACAAAACATTCAAGAACACGACATTGCCTACCATGCTGGACTTCTATCCAGACTCAATTATAGAAAGTCACCGAGCCAGCGATCAAGTATTCAGATTGATAAACGGGTCTGAGATATTGTATGGTGGCCTGAAACCATCAGGAAGCTACAAACCAATCGACCGAATCAAATCAATGAACCTTGGATGGTTTGCTATCGACGAAGCCAGTGAGATCCCTGAAGAGTTTTTCCTTGTGTTATGCTCTCGATTGCGGCTCAATATCCCACACATGAAGGTCTGCTACAAAGGACTACTCAGCTCAAATCCAGAAAGCGGCTGGGTACACACCAGATTTATCGAGAACAAACTCCCTAATCACAAATTTATTCAAGCCCTTGCCAGCGACAACCCGCATAACCCTTCTGATTACGAACAGCGCCTACGAGATCTATTCCCGCAAGATTGGATTGACCAGTACGTTGATGGTGGTTGGGACATCGCTCAGAAAGGCTTATTCGCCTTCCCTTCTATGTGGGTTCGTGCAGCACAATTACGCAATGGCGATTCTGGCCCTCTGACGAATATAGGTATAGATATTGGAGCCGGCGGTGACCCCAGTATTGGGATAGGTCGTTGGGGAGAGGTCTACCGTGAAGTACACAGAAGTCAATATACAAATACAATGAATACTGTAGCGGACTTGTCTATCCTAATGGATACGCTCAAGCCGCCAAGAGCTACGATAGATGTAGTTGGTGTAGGCAAGGGAGTCTATGACCGGCTTAGAGAAAAAGGCTACCCTGTATTTCCGTATAATGGCGGCTGGGAAGCGGTTGAACCTGATCGGTTTGCCGACAAGCGTTCCGAAGATCACTGGCATCTGCGAGAACTGCTGGAATTTGGGGAGCCTACCCTCCCCGATAATACCGAGTTGTTGAGCAAAATGGTCGCAATCCATTACGGAAAAGCCAGAGGCGAAAAAGTAATCAAGGTGGAATCCAAAACCAAACTGCGCTCTCGTGGTATCTCTTCCCCAAACGTGCTCGATGCAATTACGATGGCCGGGTCGGAAGACTCTATGCAGTTTGAAGTTGAAGGCAGCTTTCTCACCAATTGGTCTGGAAAGGAAAAGGTCCTGGAGAATGAAGCTAGTAAGGAAAAAAGACGAAGTTATCTCGGAGCTAAAGCGGCAGCTTGAAACCGAAGAAGTCGGACAGGTACTCTATGCAGAAACAACAGTAGAAGCACCTGCTAGCTCTCTGAAAAAACTCGCTGTATTGAAATGTAAGGAAGAAGTGTTTGTTACTAAATCAGATCAGAGTGAGTCCAGCCAGATTACAACGGAGGAAACCTGGTGCGATCATAATGGCTTGCTGGAGCACCCATTTTCTGCAAACGCCTTGCTCACGCTGGCCGAATCAAACGCCTACTTTCATCGCTGTGTTCGCCAGGCAGCAATTGACGCAGCAGGTCTTGGCTGGACACTTGACTTAACTGAAGGAAGCACGGAAAACACCAGACTGAAAGGCGAGTACACCGCCTTCTTGGAACAGCCGAATCCTGATGAATCCCTATACGACATAGGACAGGAGCTGCTCACTGATTGGGGATTCATCGGCTGGTTTTGCTTGGAGACCGCTCGAGATCTTAATGGGCGAGTGGCAAGAGTTGATCATGTACCGGCGGGCACTATCTGGATCCATAAGAACAGGAAAAAGTATGCCCAGAAGATGGGCTCCAAGATGGTGTGGTTCAAAAAGTTTGGAGAGGAAGCGGACATCTCCAAAATTACAGGTGAAACGGGAGACTTCCCCGATGCCGAGAAAGCTAATGAACTCATCTTTCGCCGGAATTATTATCCCAAGAACAAAAACTATGGTGCCCCTGATGCGATAAGCTGCCTGGGTGCCATTGTTGGGATGATAGGAATCAGGGACTTCAACATCTCATTCTTTGAAAACTATGGGATCCCGGCTTACCTAATCAAGCTTATCGGCAAATGGAGGCCTGGATCTGAAAAGCTTATAGAAACCTTCCTGAACACGGAGATAAAGAACTCCGCCAATGCTCACAAGACAATGGTTATGCAGATACCTACAGGCGGAGAACTAACTATCGAGCGTTTATCCGTTGACACAAAAGAGGGCGGCTTCCGCTTGTTTAATCAAGCTTGGCGAGAAGAGATCCTCACCGCTCACTCCATGCCACCTTACCGTGTGGGAATGGCTGTTGTTGGTACCCTTGGTGGCAATGTGGCTACGGAAATGACCGAGATCTACAAGCAAAGTGTTATTGTACCACATACTCGACGGCTTGAGAATATCTGGAACAGCTTGATATTCAAGAAAGGGATGGATCTAACAGGGTATACGATGACCTATACCAAGCTGGATTCCCGCGACTTGGATACAGAAGTGGAACGCGATATGATGTTCATAGAACATAGAGCGATGACACCCAACGAAGCCAGAGCAAAGTACGACCTTGGCGAGTCATACGAAGGCGGCGATGAGTTTGGACTCACCCCCACAATGACTCCTGCTGTAGAAAAGAGAACCCTCAAACGAATGCTAGTCTCCATGGTGACCGCAAAGGTCGAGGGGCGTGAAAACGCTCCTGATTACGAGATGATACAGCAATTGCTGGAAGTCATGAAGGAATCTAGCGAATAACAAGGAGAAAAGCTACTATGGGAAACGCCCGCCAAGAAACACCGGTTGAAGTTGAAGGTACTATGGAAATCCGTTTGCTGGATGAGAAGAGCGATATTTGGTTTGTCTCTGTCGGTGGCAGATCGTTCGATGTGACTGGGAAAGAAAACGTTGCGGCTTGTATCAACGTGAACTTCACCAGCCCACTTGCGAAAATGCTGAAGAAGTTTCATTCAACAGAGTTCAACAAACATGATGCCACCTTCATAATCTACGCTCCTGTTCCTGGCCGCCCTTTCTGGGCAACGACTACTGGATCTACCAAGGACTATAACGCAGATGTGCCTTGGTCAAAAAGCATGAAATCACCCGAAACCCTGGGAGCACTTACGTAATAAGGAGAGGCCATGCGGATCGAGGACATAACAGCACAAAAACTAGCCGGTATTGATACAGCAGAATTGCACCACTTACGCCTGCGATGTTTTCAGCTATGGTCAAAAGTCTACATAGACAGCAGGAGAACCTTCGAGAAGTCTATGTCCCGTGAAGATTTTCTGGCTAAGTACGTATTGCTGAAACGCGAAATGACCAAGAGGGGACTTCCTGTTTTACCAAAAGAACTCGACCGCGTTATAGTCAAGCAAGGCATCTACGGCTTAGATGTACCCGCGCTTCCCGATATGGTCCTCGCGCGCGACTACGTGAGTGTTGCTGGCGACTTTGTTAAAAGTCCACGGCTTTCGGCTGGCGTAGATGTTGTATTCCATGCACATAGTGGCAGCCGGAACGAATTCTTCGAGAAGAAAGTTACTGAGGCGATAAGGAAGCAAATACCAAACAAAGCCTTACACCTGATCTATTCTGAAAGCGGTCCCGGTTCCGTCAATATCCCCATTTATGATCTGGTTTTACAGCCAAAAGGAGTTACCCGGAAAGCAAAGGGTGTAGTCATAATTGCCGAACGGCAAAATGATGAGTTGAATTACCGGCATCTGGATGAATGGGATTCAAACAAGATGGCCGACTACATGGCTGTATCCAAACATCTGGATGGCACAACCGTTTTAGAACTTGGCTGTGGTACAGGTCGAGTGCTTAAAAGACTGTCCCGATCAGGATTTACCGTACACGGAATTGACAAAAACATCATTGCCCGCAAATACTGCATGGCCAATAAAGTGAAATGCATGATGGGGGATTTAGAAAGAGGCACTCTACAGGAACTTGCAAAGGGGAGTGTTGACAATGTGATCGGTTTGTACATCCTGGAATTCCTGGACAATCCGGAGTTGACAATATCCGAAGCCATTAGAATCGCAAAATCGAAAGTGATCTTTGTTATTGCTCTAGGAAGCAACCCGTCTCCAGGACAGAAGCATGTTTTTCAAACCGTCAGTGACTTGGAGAAGTTCTGCGGTAAGTCCAACCCAGGCAACGTAACAGTTGTAGATAATGGCAGCACAGCTACAATAATTATCGAGGCCGACCAGGTGGCAGCCGTCTCTAAGACCGACTCCGGACAAAGCTTCTTCTCCGTCACTAAACAGGATGAGCAGATTGTTACTGGAGTCGTGTATTCCCCAAATGAAGTTGATACTCAGGGAGATTACACAACGTCTGATGAGATCCGTAAGGCTATGCATTACTTCATGGAACACGCTCAACAATATGGCGTTAACCATGAAGAAAGCTCGATTACTTTTGGTTTTGGGAAGGATCCCATTGGCAAAGTGCTTGAGTGCTACATAGTTCCAGTAACCTACAAGGCGGTATGCGCCAATGGAAGGACTGTTGAAGTAACGAAGGGGAGTTGGGTGTTGACCACCCGGGTCACTGACAAGGAGGTATGGGCTAAAATCAAAGCTGGCGAGATCACTGGCTATTCTTTTGGCGGTACCGCCAAGACAATCGCCGGGGCACATATTTGACAATGCCAAAAAAAGAAGGAGGTGATTACCATGGGTACCGAGGAACTTGAAGTGCTGTTGAATTCCCTGTATAAGGAAGATGATGGGGAGGACGAGATCGCTGTTATAGCGTTTCCCTTCCCACATGGGCCGTCGATTCAGTTTGCGTGTTGCGTATATAGCTATTCTGGATATAGCTCATAAAGCCTTGACACACAAACAGCTCGTGTTGTATACTTAGCACATACACAATACAACACCTGAACGACGACAGAACTAGAATCGTGGTAGGCTTGAGTATGTGGTAGGCTTGAGTATCATGTAAACTCTCTCAAATCTACCACGATTCCACGTAAGTTTAGCTAGTTGAGATCTAAAAGATTAGATGCTCAAGCTAATGTCTAAGATTACATTGACATTGGCTGGAGCATCCGATCTTTTTTTTTGGATTGCTCCATAAATTAAAAATTGGGTACTTACAATGACATTAGACGAAACGCTACTGTTAATAAGAAAAGCCAGGAAGCTTCTTGATATAGAGGTGAATGAGGTGTCTCTCGTCTCTTCACCTGCAACACGCAAGACGTTCCTCATCGTTAAAAGCGATAGTGCTCATGGAGGCACAAATAAAATGAATAAAGAACTGGTTGAACTATTGAAGAATCTGATTGGGGAAGACCTCGATACTGACCTAGATGCCGTTCTGAAGGGCGGAGATCCTGCTCAGGTCATCACACCCCTCATGACTGCCTTGAAGGTGCTGGCTGGATACACAGATTCCGTACCTGATGACTTGCGAAAGTCCATGGTGGTCCTGGCGAAATATGCCGTATCTGGATACGGTATGCCTGCACCGGAGAAATCTGCTGGTTTCACGCTGGATGATTTGGAGAAGGCTGGAAAGAAAGTCTCCAAAGACACGATAACCCAAATCGGCGAAGGGATCAAAGCCATTTTCTCTGGAGTCAAGACACTGAACGACATTCTCCCTGAAGATAGCAGGATAACCAAGCAGGAAGATGTTCTTACCCCTGAAGCCCAGGTGCAGAAGACTCTTACTGGCGCTGTCGAAGCTCTACAGATTCAGATTACCACTCTTGAAGCTGACCTCAAGAAAGCAAAGAGTGGGGCTGAAGATGATACCGATCCGGATCCACCAGATCCTGATCCAGCAACAAAAGCTCTTGCAGACAGACTTGCCGCGCTCGAGAAAGCAACTGCTGTCAAGAAAAGTATAGACGGTGAAGACATTCAGGACGATAAGTCCAATAAGGACTGGTGGCCCTCACTGGGACTTCCAGCCGAATAGGACATCCGACTTCGCCTTGATTGTCATGTAATATAAAGAGGAGTGATTCTAATGCTAACCAACAGAGACTTTCTCTCCCAAGCAAAAAAGGTATCGACCATCAAGAAGATGATCTCTCTGTCCTCGATAACTCTTTCCGCGAAAGAAGCGGATAGGTTTCTCTTGGCTGCCTGGGATGAGTCCGTACTGAAAGACAATGCCCGCCTTGTCCTAATGGCTGGCGAAACAAAGAACATCCGCGCACTTGGTGCCGGCACAACCAGGATACTCCATCCTGCATCAACTTTCTCTTCGGCTGACTACAAGGAAGCCTTTGATCATGACTTGATCGAACTTGTAAGCAAGCACATGCGTTGCTGCGTTGTGATTTACGACACTGACTTGGAAGACATCAATGTCGGAACCGAAGCAGAGTTCAAGAATCACATCATGAAAATGATCTCCGTCAAGATTGCTTCTGAGTTGGAGGAGTTGTACTGGATCTCCGACGAAGAAGACTTGAGCGAATTCGACGATACGGATGCAAGGAGCCTGATGAATGGATGGCGCTACAGGCTGGATCATAGCCAGTCTGGCGAAGCCTACGAAAATGACGTTACTGGCTCCACGGTCATACTGGATGCTAGCAACACGGTTACAGCCATTAAAGCCAGCTACTCCCTCAGCACCACTAATGAGATCGTGGAACGCGATTCCAGTGCTCCCTTCGATCAGGAGTACAAGTTTGCAAAGATGCTGGAATACCTACCCTCCCGATATAAGATTGGCGGGTTGAACAAACTCCGATTCTTTGCGAACGATCAGCATATTGCCAGATACATCGAGGCGCTTTCCAAAAGGGGAACAATTCTGGGAGATGCCGCCATTCTTGGCACAGCGGCTCCACGATATGGCACTGTCCCTATCGTGCAGGTACCGCAATTCCCCACAACGCTGAAAATAGCCTCTGACGATGTACAGCATGAACGTATCGACGAGGATAGTCCTGGTGCCCTGTCTGACTGCGTACTTACTACAGCAAATAACTTCGTGGTTGGTATACAGCGGAAATTGACGATGGAGTCAGAGCGTTCGGCTGCTGACGAAGCAACCTATTTCTTCTTTGGTATCCGAGCATGTGCTGTCCTGGAAGATGTCGCCGCAGCCGTTCTTCTGAAACGACTCGCACTTCCGTAAGGGTTGATTGAAAATGACAACATGGAACATTTATAATCACGGTGCCACTCAGATAATCCCCTCTAGCGTGGGTGCTGTCACCCTGTTGGGAAACGACATGGTGTCCTCCGACGATCCGGAGCTTGTTGAATACTTACGTAAATTCCCCGGGATAGAAGTAAAGGAGTTCATTCCTGATCCTCGGGAGAAGATGCACGTAAGAGACCTTATCAGCATAGCTTCAAAGAAAGGTCTTCCCGGATTGTTTGGATCGTCCAAAGCTAAGGTGCTTACACTGTTGCGGCGTCATGACAAAAACGATAAGGAGTGATACAAATGTCTGCTGTAGATATAGTCACTAGCCTAAAGGAAGGTCGTATCAGCATAGGTCTTGCCAAGATGCTGTACGATGCTTTCAATGACGGCTTTGACAACGACATAAGACTTGCATATGGCAACAAAATCGTCTTGGAAGATACAAATGGGACTGACGTTGAGATATACGTCGCTGGCTCAGTGCTGGTCATTCCCGTAACGTCAGCCACCACAACTGCTGATTCCGTGGCTTGGGGCTTTGGCTCCGGCACGGATGTCACCTTTACTTTTGATGGGGTGGACACATTGGACATCCTTTGCCCCGTGGCGGATGATACTGTAATCGCCTGGGGCGATGGTACGAATAGTTTCGACCAGATATTCTACTTTGAGACTGCGGGCCACCTCGTAACCTTTGACGCCAGTGCAAATTTCATCTACATCAATGGCGTTGATCTGAATTTGATGGATAGCGACTTTCTGTACTTTGGCGATGCCTGGGATGTGCAGATCCGGTGGGATGGCACCGACCTCGACATCCTGGCACTTGCCGATGATTCAGTAATCAAATTCGGAGATGGCACGGAGAGCTTCGACATCTGGATCTACGGTGAATCCGCCAGCGACAACATCATCTTTGATGCTTCTGGCAAGATCCTGAATTTCGATGGTATCGACGTTCAATTGGAAGATGACGACATACTGTCCTTCGGAGACTCCAAAGACGTAACCATTACTTGGGCAGCCGGTGGTGGATTGAATATAACCTGCGCTGCTGATAACACTGTAGTTACCTGGGGCGCTACAGGCAATTCATTCGACATGGTTTGGTATGGCAGCACTTCTGCCATAACCATGACTGTCGACACTTCAGAAAACATACTGACCTTTAACGGTATGGACATATATCTCGATGATGCTGATAATATCAGCTTCGGAGACGATCAGGATGCCATACTCCAGTGGGATGCTACAATCCTAAGTCTGCTTGCTGCCGCAGATGATTCAGTGTTCAAGATTGGCGATGGTACGGAAAGCTGGGATATCTGGATCTACGGTGAGACTGCCGATGACAACATCATCTTCAAGGCTTCTAGCAAGATCATGCAATTTGACGGCATTGATCTTATGCTTGAAGATGATGACATTCTCAACTTTGGAAACGTCAAAGACGTTGGTATTACTTGGGCAGCCAGTGGTGGATTGAATATAACCTGCGCCGCAGACAACACAGTCATTACCTGGGGAGCGGAAGGCAACTCATTCGACACAATATGGCGTCTTTCCACCGCGGCCACGACAATCACCATTGACGCTTCGGAAGACACCATCACGATGGATGATGTCGATATGTATTTTGGTGATAATGACAACATCAGTTTTGGCGATTCGCAGGATTTTGTTCTGCAATTCACCACGAAGCTGACGTTGACCACCGGCACTGATGACTTGGTGTTTGAAATTGGCAACGGTACGAACTCCATTGACGTTACTGTGTTTGGTAACACAGCAAGCGACTCCATCAAATTCGACGCTTCTGGTAATGTCATGACCTTTAACGGCATAGACCTGTATTTTGATGACGCCGATGTGCTTGCCTTTGGTGATGACCAGGATGTAACCGTGACCTTCGATGGCACCAGCCTAATCGTAACTGCTGCCGCCGACGATGCTGTAATCGAGATCGGCGACTCTGCCGTAACGCAAAAGTCGTTTGACGTGAAAATCTATGGCGATGCTGCTAACGGCGCTGATTACTTCCTGTTCGACGCTGGAGCATCCGCGCTGAGTTGGGCGGGTGCCGCCAACCTAGCACTGAGCACGTACACGCACAACAAGATCACGGCCAAGACCGCTGACTATACAGTCGTCGCTGCCGATACTGGCACGATCTTTACCACTGTTGGAAGTGGGGTGGATGTGGAGTTCACGCTTCCCACCGAAGCCGCAGGACTGGTTTACGAATTCTACATGGCGGTAGATTTCGAGTTGAAGGTTACTTCCGCAACGGGTAACAATATCATCGGATATAATGATGCTGCCGCAAGCAGCATCGTCTTCACCACTGCAACCGAACACATCGGCGCATGGGTCAAAGTGGTCTGTGACGGAACTTACTGGCTCTGTACTTACTCCGGCGGCGGAACTGGCACGGAATACACGATGTCTTTCGCATAGAAACTGTCAACTAACCAACCTACTGTTTCGATCGTCTAGCATTTGCGTAAGTAGCTCCGGGTCCTGCAGGACCAGCGTTGGGGGAGTTACTTACGCATCCCTTCTCTTTTACCTAACGCAAGGAGATATTAAAAATGGCTACATCAAAGGACAAGACCTCGAAAGCAATTAAGGCAATCACCGTTCCCACCAACGAGTATCCAATGGCAATTAGCGAGAGATTTGCTGTACTCGCGATCATCCCAAAGAAAAGCAACGTCAACACATTGCGTATTATTCGGGAAGTATCCGACCAGGTATCTTTCTCAGAGGAAGAGATTGCCCTATTCGAGTTGAAAAGCATTCAGGGCCGCCCTGCCTGGAACAAAACAAAAGACACATTCAAGAAGATCATCATCGGCCCTGTCGTCAAGGAGATATTGCTTGACGTCCTGCGGAAGCAGGATGATGCAAACGACATGCCTGATGAATGTCTGGATCTGTACGATCTTTTGTCAGAGTCCGGCCTCCATCGCGCGTAGAAACTACATGTTCACACGAAGAGGAGGGGCGCTTGCAACGCCCTTTCTCTTTATCACCTCGAGGCTACTCCCATGGCTAAACTCACAACATACCACCGAACAACTGACCCTGATGCTTTTGAGGAAGTGACTGAACAGGCCAAGGGTGTGTCTCTTTCCGAATTCGAGAGGAAAAGGGCGGCACTTATAGTTAGGCTTGATAACCTTCCTGGACCAAAGAGGCGCCCTGATGTCGAAGCAATGGAATTCTGGAATGCAATACACATAACACAAGAACAGCGAGAAGCTTTAATCCAGCAAGTAGACATCTTGGATAACATCATAACGCGGTTGAACTCCTTACCAGCACTGGATAGCATCAATGGCTAAAAGTATAACTTGGACAGCCCCCTACGCAGCTCCAGTAGTAACTCCCTCACTGCAAGCTGGTGGAACGCTTACGTTGGGGACAACGTATTATTACCGCGTGGTGGCTGTTCTTAATCCAACAAATTACCCATGGAACTTCAATAACGTTGAAAGCCCGGCGTCGGTTGAAGCCTCAGCAACTCCAAGTGGAGCCAACCAAACAATACGTCTGACGTGGCCGCAAGTCGTAGGAGCAGCCACCTATTGGGTACATAGAACCACGATATCCGGATCGTACCTAGTAAGCAAAAGACTGGGGAATCCCGTAGCCGATGGCGGCGCTGGTGGCACAACCTATGATGATGATGGCTCGGCCGGTCTGGGTACTACAGTAGCCACATTTGCCGCCCCTGATCTTCCGCTCGGTTTCAACCCAGCTCTTGGCCGGGGAAGCTTGACTATCTCGGGTGGAAGTTCAGGAGATCCCATAACCTTTGAAGACATCTACACTGCTATCGGAGATGATAACTTCTGCAAGTACATTGATGATTCTATCTTTGGATTGCTTGGCTACTGGTATCAGAACAACTATGCTGCTGAAACGCATTTTGAGGATACGATAAAAACAGTATACACCTTGGGCAGCACTAGATTTGACTTCACTCATGCAGATTCAGAGATTATCTTTGGAGCCTATGACGCCGTATACGAATACACGAGCAAAGGTTGTGTGTTTTATCATTGCGGGCCATATATGAATGGTTTGGAGTTTGCTGCCGGATGCAAACTGTATGGATGCTCTCTCCGCAGTTACTACAATAACACCGCCTTCAGACACTCCTTTTGTGTGTATGGAGAACGATTGTCCTTGAGCGACTTCGAGGAAATGAAGGGCTGCGAAGTTGATGGATTCAACGCACCAGTGATTGACGGTGGAGTAAATCAGGGTGCTATAGAAAACACAACTATGCAGATTGATTATCTTTTTCCAGTCAACACAGATATAACTAACGCTGATGGTGTAACAATAAAGGGTGGGTTTCTACGCGTTTACTATAACAATTTGACCAGGCTTCTGAATTTTAGCTTTTACCCATCCGGGGTTTATGAGTTATATATGTGGTCAGGATCTGGTGCCATTGATGATAAAAATGCAACCCTCATCAATCCCTATTTCCATAATCGTACAGGAAACGTTCCTATAATTCACTGGCAATCAAATTACGACGAACCCGAGGGCTTTGTAGATATTTTCTACGAATTCGATCTCACCATCTTGGATATGAACAGCAATCCAATCGTCGGAGCCACGGTGAAAATAGAAGATGTGAATGAGACGGAGATCATAAGCACAACCACTGATGCCGATGGTCAGATCGCCACACAAGAAATCAAGGCTGTCCGCTACACACACAAAGCTGCTTCGGGAAACGGCTCTGGACCCTCGTATACAGACACAACGGCGCAAGGTGCATTCACTATGTGGATATCACAACCTGGATATCAAACCAGGCACACCAAATTTAACCTATCGGCAAAGACCGACTGGCTTCTATCATTGTCTCGAGGACCAGGTCCTGGTAGGGAAGCAATGGGGGCTGAATGGCGATGAAGTACATTTTCATAAAAGCGGAAACGCAGTCAGAAGGCGACCTCCATCTATCGGATGCAACAAATTGGAATACATCAAAGACTCTGATTAAGACCATCCGTATTGTAACCAGTTCGACAGATTGGGATCTGTACATTCTCCAGAATGACAATTCCTTCGCCACGGATGACGCCAACATCCCAAAGATGCAGATCGTGGAAGCTGGGAATGGATCCCAGAACATCCAGTTAGATCTTCCATACGAAGATGAGGACGATTCCGGGGAAGTGCACCTTTACTACATAGACAACGACGCCGCTAATACGGCGGACATATATGTGATTGGGATAGACCTGGTTGAGGTCACTCCCGATGTCGCCGGGACGGCTGCTGCCCTGCACGCTACAACTGACTCTCTGATAACGGCTGCCTCCGACTTGCTTTATGTGCCCGACGCTTCAAGCACCATTACTGACGGAACGGTACAGAGCGGCACATATGCAAGCTGCGCCTCAGATGATGGTACCGCCTGGGTTGTCCAACTCGAGACTGATAATGATACGGAAATCGACGTGACCTGCGAATTCAACATGGGCGTGAGTAGAATCGCCACACAAGTTATTATCAACGGTCGCTTTGCGGCAGGTGGAGTTCGGGCTTGTCAGGTATATGCTTGGAACTATACAAGTGGCGAATGGGACAAGCTCTCTTCTCCAGGTGCGACTACTGAGATGCGGAACTCGGTTGGTTTTAACGATTATACATTTGCACTATCGTCATCACACACAGACTCGACAACCACTCCCGGCGAAGTTAAAATACGATTCTACACAGATGGCGGTGGAATTGATGAAGACGATCTCCATCTGGATTACGTTGCTGTGTCCGGAACAGTATCTGGCGGCGCCACACCACACGCTATCGCGCTCGCTGTACATAGTGAGTTGAACACACATCTACAGCACATACCTTGTTATACGGGGGAACTTTTTTATGTCAGCGCTGATAGCGGACATGATTCCTACAGTGGACATATACCCGACGAAGCGTTTGCTACAATAGGAGCAGCCATTGCAGCTTCATCCGCAGGTGACCACATTGTCGTCAAGGCGGGGACTTATGACGAGCACGTTGTTATGAATGTTGTAGGATTGGAGTTGGATGGCGAAATTGGTGCAGTAATAGTTGATAGCAGCGGCAGCACTGAAACGGTTCTTCTGTCTGCTGAAAATTGCTGGTTTAATGGCTTCATAGTTACTCAGGCGGGCCAAATAGGTGTGAATGTAACAGCAATCAATTGCCGAGTTACTAACATACGCTCGTCAGCAGCCAATACAATCGCATTTCAATCTTCAGCCTCCAGCACTGAATTCACTAATTGCTTTGCAGGATTACCCAGTCAAGTAGGCTTTAAGTCTTCTGGTGCATCAAGGAAATTAAATAATTGTGTTACTCTAGGAAATACAACAACGATAGGCTTCTGGTTTTTGACAGGATCGTTAGGGATTGCGAGATACTGCCATAGCAATGGCCATCAAACTCATGGATTCCAGATAGATGCGGGCGCTAATTCTATTATGATTGTTGAATGTTCCTCGGGCAACACTGATGGAGCGATGGTTGACAATGGTTCTGAAACGTCCTGGAGAAACTTCACAACAGGCGATGATGGTGTGACTGAGATTAAAGCTGATACCGCCGCCGCCGCAACAGCTTCGGCACTTACTACACACGATACTGACATCAAGGCTCTGGAACCACATGGGTCAACACCACAATCGCCACATGAACCAAACTCTAATTTCTAGAGGAAACGACTATGAGACGGTATCATCTGAACGTACAATTTGTCAGCCTTGCCCGGGTCACCGTTATTCTCAAAGAATGTAACTGGCGAGGCAAGTGTCGCTATGAATGGGCTGAACCCTACGATCCGATCAATGGCGATCCTGGCGAACTTCACCGCAGATTCCTCACCAGGATAAACGAGACGCTGAAGCGGGAAGAGCTTGTCAAAGACATGAGGCTTTATTTCAGAGGAAAAAAATGGGGGAACCATGGGATTTTCCGCTAATGAATGGAAAATGGATGAGGTCGAAACGTTTTATCAGACAGAACATTTCGGGGGATCCGACACGGAAGTGGCGGCCACTGAGCTATTCTCCGATGACATCGACCTCACTGCCCATAAAATGATTCGGATGACAATCAAGGTCAAACCATCAGACTCCACCAATGACATGACGGCGATTTTGTATTCCCGACATGATGATCTCTGGACTGGTAATGAGGCAGCCTGGAAGCCTGAGAGTACCTTGAGTAATGCTGGGACGGAAAAGGAACATAGCTACATCATCACAGAAGAGTTTGGCCCGGGACATTACCGCTGGGGCTTGAAAAGCGGACTTACTACCACATTTGATGTTGAAATTGTAGGAATAAAAGGAAGAACGTGGACGGTTAGGAGGAACTCATGACAGTATCAGGAAATTTCTTCGATGAAGATGATGTATCCAACTTCACTACTGAGACAGATAGTGCTAAACAAGCAATCATAGATAGAGTAGAGGACACGATTGCTTCTGTTACCAGAGACAGGTTCTATCCTAAAGCATTCGACCTGTATCTTGACGGCAACGGAAAGAACCGTATATGCCTTGGGCTAGACCCCAACATACTGCATGTATCCGATATAAACCTCCAAGGCGTTGAAATGTCATCTGACCTGTGGACATGGGATGATAACTTCGTCTACCTTAATCTGCGTTCTACTTCAGGGACAAGCGTTGAGCTGAGCTACCTGCTGAAGCAGACGTACGCGTGCACACTCTTCCCCAGGGGTATTAAAAACTTGCGCCTTCGCGGAACTATGGGGTGGCCAGAACGATTGGATTATGATGGTGGAGAGGGTACCCTCCTCGCTGAAGAGGAAATAACGGGCGGAACTTCCGGAGCCACTGCAATTATTAAAGAAGTCTTTTCCACATATCTACTGATTGTTGGCAGATCCTCCACTGACTTTTCCGCGGATGAGGAAATAACTGGTGGAACTTCCGAGGCCACGGCGGATGTGAACAATGCCGCGGGAGCCGTTACCTTTCCACCAACACAAATACTGAAAGCTGCGATCATCTTAGCTGAACGGGAGGTCAATCCGACACTCTACTCCTATTACCAACAAGGGTCTGAAAATATCGGCGGCTATGAGTACTCATCTGACCTAGAGCCTCTTACTGGAATAATGGAAGCGGATACATTACTTCGCCGGTACATACAAAACAAACCCAAGATGGGGGTGGCTTAATATGCAGCAATTCAATCAATTATGCACGATAAGCTATTACGCTGAGGGATCGCGAAATGATCTTGGGGAGCCAGCACGCACTTTAACCACAAGAGCATCCAGTGTCCCATGTCGCATTATGACAAAAAGCGCTAACCTCGCGTATGACTTTCCATTTTACATACGATACAATGATCCCCAGGGACCGACCGTCCAAACAACGCACGTTCTCTTTGTTGGGTTAAATCAAACAGTAGCCAACGGTGACACAATAACGGATGCGGCCAGCGAAACATATACAGTTGCCTCTGTAGCATCCAGGAAAAGCCACATTGAAGCATTGCTTCAGAAGTTTGATTGATATGGAATCCATTGGAATAATCTTTTTTTGTATAAGCGTCTTTTTCCTATATTCATGGTTTAGGAGCACCTGTGGGAGATTCAGATAATGCAGCTTTTACATAAAGCCATTCGAAGCCAACTTACTGATGAAACCCTGAATACAGTGGTTCCATTAATCGACATTACCGCAGCGTACAATGCAGAAAAATCCAACTACCCATGTATTGCCCTCGGTATAGAAGACGGTGGTTCGCTCAACAATCTTGCCGGATTGAAAAGAACAACTCTTTCAATCGACATCTACTCAGATGTAAACGTACAACAATGCTACACCATCAATGGATATGTCGAAGGCTTGCTGCACAATAAAGAACGCGAGACTACTACTGCTGACCGGCTGATCCATTCTATTCGAGCAGTGTCCTTTAACGACCGTTGGGATGCACGGAACTTCATCTGGCGAGTCGCCGTAACTTACGAGATCCTCTATTCTATCGCGGGCGTCGTGTCCACAATCAACGCTGATGGAGTAGTCTATGCACACGAAAGTGACGTAACGGCTGTCACGGCAAACATAATAGGATCCTTCACAGGAGACTTCACGATAAAAGCCGGCTTCGATTCGGCAGGACAATCTGAATCGGAACGGTTCGATAAAGCGAAATACTTCCATGGCGGCTCTGTTGTACTGGTAATAAGCAAGGTTACTTTCAAGGCAGCAGCCTTCAATATGTTATGGAACATAACCTACAGCGCTTCGGATCTCCTGGCAGACGGTACCACAAGTGCTGTCTCCTACAAGATCACACAAGCATCAACTCCGAAAAACCTCCAGTTCCTGTTTAAGATGACGAAGACCGATGATGGGAAATCGCTAGAGGTAGAAGCCGACAAGGCCGTCTGCCCCAATATGCAAATAGGCTTTACACCAAACGATTTTGTCGTATACGATTGCGAATGGATCTGTCTTGGAGATTCAAGTGATATGATCTTGAAAGTGAGCGTAGCCAGTTGAGTATCCCTATGAGTCCCTCAACAACACCTTATGTAGCAATGAGGCTTTCAGATTGCAGCCAATCTACTTGTGAAGCTTGTTGGAAGAAAGACCGCCGCCTTATGTCCGTTGTAGACGCCAGAAGATTCGAGCTAAACAAGGAACACAAGTTCTGTAAATGCGAGGTTGTTTACTTGACTAAAGCGCAAGCGGACTATGCCAGTGCAAAAGGATGGTTTGAAATAGAAGCTTGAGAAGGAATGAAATGGCCCGGTGGGTCATAAACCATTTCTACTGATCGATTGAATGGGAGTTAAATCATGACGCTAGATAAGGCCGTTGATATTCTGGTAACAGCGATTACGACACAATCTTCTGAAATAAATAGCGCTGTTCTTGTTGAACGCCTTGAAGAGTTGGCTGCTGAATCTGGATACAGGGACAAGCCCAGCGTGTATAAGGTGCCTTTTAACACTCAGCAGGAAATAGATTCTAAAGCTACACTCTCAGAGCTCACAGGTGTAACCAGTTCATTAGACATGGTATTCGTGAATGTAAAGCACCATGGAGCTGATGGAGACGCAACAGATGACTATACTGCGATTCTGGCAGCACACGCAGAGGCTACCACAAATGGCGCCGCCCTTCTGTTTCCGTCGAACAATGCTAACTCCACATATCGAGTTGACACGAACATAACATTTAATGCAGACACAACCATTGTAATGGCTCCTGGTGCCACACTAAAGCCAGCGTCTGGAGTAACAATTACCATTAATGGTGGGTTGGTCGCTGGGCCCACAAAAATCTTTGATATGTCTCTTGGCGGGACGATCACCTTTGCAGCAACTGGATATGTGGACCGCGTACTTCCCCAGTGGTGGGGGGCCGTTGGTGACAACAGCACTGAATGTACTGCCGCCTTCAACTGGGCACTTACCGCGGCTCAAAAAGTTGGAAGGCTGTACATTCCTGCTGGAATTTACAAAATCTCCACACCGATACTGAACTTCTCTGCACAAAACTGGTATCTCCATGCAGGAGGCCCTTTAATTGAAGGCGCTGGAATGGAAGATACTATTCTGAAATACTACGGCACGGAGGGATTTGCATTCGAGCTTGAGAAGC